GCACCTTCTTCCGTGACGTTGGAGAAGACGTCAGCGACCACTGTTCAGGTCGGAATCGAGGGCGCTCCCCCCTATGCAACGGGCTACAACGTGGAGCGCACGCAGGATGGCACGACATGGGCCAACGTCGGCACGGGCGTTTCTCTGCCCCTGCAAGACACGGTTTCGGGCGGAACGGTCAGATATAGGGTCGCGGCGGTGAACGGGTCTCTGGTAAGCCCGTGGGCCGTCTCAGAGGCAATCGTGACGATCTGTCCGCCCCTTGCACCCACTATCACGCAGCAGCCCGCCAATCCCACCGTTGCGGGTTCGGGCGCTGTTATCGCGTGGACACCGAACCACCCAGACGGAACCTCCCAGACGGCGGCTCAGGTGAAGCTCGATGGAACAACCCACGATATCGGCGCGGATGTGTTCTCATACTCGCAGACGGTTCAGGTCGGCACCCATACGGTACAGGTCAGGACGAAGGGCCTCGATGCCTCATGGGGCGCGTGGTCCAGCGTCATCACCTTCAACGCCTACAACCTCCCGAGCGTGGTTATCGACAATCCCGCATCAGATGGGGACGAGATCACATCCCTTCCGCTCTACATCGAATGGAGCGTCACCGATTCAACGGGCGTATCCGCACAGAGGGTTGTAGTTGAGGGGCCTAACGGCACCCTTTACAACCAGACCCAGAATGCAAACGCACGTTCGGTCGCTCTGACTGACGCTGATATGCCGTTCCAGAACAGCACCGCGTACACCCTGAGGGTTAGGGTCATGGGCGGCTCTGGTCTGGTATCCGAGGCCGTGAGAACTTTCAACATCGAATGGGCATCGCCCGCCGCGCCGAAGGTGGAGATATCGGAGGGCGAGGGCGCTTCGTCCCAGATCATCGTCACCGCAGGGGAGGAAGGCGCAGCCCAGAACCTCGCCCCGTTCTTCTCGATGCCACTCACAAGCTCCTATTGGGGTTCGGTATCGGATGGGATAACCCGTCTGGGCGACGGCTGGGCGCGGTTCGATGTATCCGATGGAGCTGTGTTCAACGCAGAGGATATCCCCTCCGAGCTGCAACCCTCCACTCAGTACACCATCCTCGCCGAGTTCAGGAACGTATCGGGAACCGCCACCGTATCCATCGGAGATTGGGCAATCCAGATCCAGGGGACCGATGTTCTGGTAAGGGACGGGCTCTTCTCGACTTCTGGAAACAACGCGGTCATCAACGCCACGTATGGCACAAACGGCACGGATATCCAGTTCGCGGAGAGGGACGTCTTCGCATCCGCAGTATCAACGGATATCGACGGGGACGCCTACCTTCTGGGAACCACCATCGCCGACCTGTCGCAGGCATCCGTTTTCGTGGGCGGCACCGTATCGGGAGAAGCCTCGTTCGACATGAGGCTGTCCATCTACGAGGGCGAGTATACGGGGGGTTATGCACCTTACAACGCTCCTGTAACGCAGAGCATCACCATCCAGAGGGTGAACCCCGACGGTACCCTGTGGACGGTCGCAAGCGGCCTCGAATCGGGTTCCACCTGTATCGACCCGCTGCCTCCTTTGGGTGTTGAGGTCAGCTACATCGCAACCGCTACGGCGGCATCCGGCGCAACCGCATCCGAATCGTATTCGGCGAGGATAGGCGGGTGCAGGTGGGCGCTGAACTTCGGGCAGGCTGCTCAGACCTTCAAGCTGGTAGGCAGGAACCCCAACGAATCGAGGAACATCTCGCACGGCGGCGCGCTCTACCATTTCGCGGACGGCGGCGCGGGAAACGGATTGCCGGTCCTCTACGAGACCTCCGATAGGGATCTGAACGGTTCTCTGGAGTTCGACGCCGAGTCCAGACAGGACGCGGAGGAAACCATGAAGCTGCTCTTCAGGTACCCCCGCGCATGGATAAGGGACCCGTTCGGCAACAGAAGATATGCGTTCGTGAGCGCATCGGACTCGCGCTCCCGCAAGGATAAGCGCATCACCGTGAGCTGGGATGCGACCCGATTCACGGAGGCGTGGTAATGGATTGGCTGAAGCCCTTCAAGTCCTCCTACAGGTTCGCAAGGGTCTCCCGTGAGACGGGCTACGAGCTGGAAGAGGTGTTAGGAATCATCGGCGGCAAGATCACGGTGAACCAGGATACCGCCATCTTCGAGTCCGCCAACCTGAACACCGCCGAGTACATCGATCTCGGCTCTGATTGGCTCAGGTGCTATCTGGATGCCGAGCAGGACGGCGAGACCGAATCGGTATGCCTTGGAACGTGGGATGCCACGGTGCCGGCAAGGAACATCGACGGCTACCGTGAGACCTGCACCGCCTACTGCGACGGTCTGCTTGGGGAGTTGAGGGATGATTCCTTCGAGGCACCTATCTCGATACCCGAGGGTTCGAACATCATCCAGTACGCGCAGGGCATCGCGGGAGACCTACCCGTTAACGCAACACCTTCGGATTCGGTTCTCGGTTCGGCGTGGACGTTCGGTCTTGATGGGGATGACGGAGGCTCCAAGCTTCAGGCTATGAACTCGCTTCTTTCACTGGCTGGCTACTCGTCCGCATCCACCGACCCCATGGGGAACATCGTTCTCAAACCCTACATCGACCCTGCGAGCAGGAACCCCGTCTGGACGTTCGAGGAAGGTCTGAACGCCACGTTCCTAGCGCAGGCTCAGGAGGAATTGGATACAAGGGATGTGGCGAACGTCGTGCTTGCAATCTACGAATCGAGCGGGGAGACCACCATCGGGACGGCGGTTGACGATGATCCGAACTCCCCATACTCGACGGTTAGCATGCACAGGCGCAAGGTTGCCAAATACAAGTACAACAGCACCGCTACCCAGGCGGAGGCGGATTCCAAGGCCGCAGAGCTTCTAAGGACAAACCAGAGCGTTATCCACAGGGTCACGCTGAAGCACATTCACTGCCCCGCAAGGGTTGGCGATGTGGTGAGGGTCAAGTGGCCCAGCGCCGGCATAGACGCCTCGTTCACCATCCGCACACAGGAAATCGAGGTCGGCTCCGCTGGGTGCTTAACTACATCTGAGCTTCGACGTTTCGTGAGGGGGTAGGGATGGACCTGGATCAGCGCGTGCAGAACATCGCCAAGGACCTGCGCCCCGTCTCCGAGAAGCCCTCCGTCAAATGGCGTTGGGGTACCGTCCTATCGGTGGATGATTCGGGGACGATGAACGTTCAGGTTGGGGACGAGCCCCTTTTGGGCATCCGCGCATCCCGCCATTGCATGTCCGCGAAGGTCGGGGACAGGGTAAGGGTTTCCTACTACGGCACCGAGGCCCTTGTGGATGCTATCAGAGCGACCGAATCGGAGCAGCCCTACCTGCAATTCCGCGAGGTAGCATCCGAATCGCAGTCCATCGCATCGGGCGCAATCGGGGACTACGACATAGAGGCTCCGCTAATCGACGGGTACACGCTCAGAGGCGCGATCCAGACGTGGCCCACGGGCAGCGGCTCCGTTATCCTCAGCGCCTCGTACCGCTCTTCAACCGACAACCACATGCACGTGAGGGCGAGGGCGAACGTCGCATCTAACGCGGCGGTCCACATGCTGCTCATGTACGTCAGAGACTAACGGATGGCCAATGGAACTGACACCTTACATCTTAGGCTGGGCAGTCCCAGCCATCCTCTCGGCAATCGTGGGCTACCTCGCGGGATTGCTCCGCAAGGCGAAGGAATGGCGCAGGGAGGACAGGGCGGCGCAGGAGTTCACGCTCTTGACCGTCTGCCGCCTCGCCATCTACGACGACCATTTCAGCATCGATGAGAAGGTGGACGCCTACCGCACATACCGCGCCCACGGCGGCAACCACCAGACCAAGAAGTACATGGACAACCTGCTCGGCGAGGATGCGGACGCATACCTCGCACGGCATGAATAGGAGGGGGATATGGCATACATCGAGACGATAAACGGCAATCCGCTCGCCATCGATTCGTTCGTCACTCCCGAGCAGTTCGGCGCTGTCGGCGACGGCGAGCATGACGATACGGCTGCGATTCAGGCGGCGTTTGACTATGCCAAGGCAAACGACGTTCAATTTGTCATGAGCGGCACGTATCTCATCAGCGACACGCTCCAATTCTCTGGGCACAGCGTAAGTGGTAGTGACTCGAATATCTTGTATGGCGGCACCCGCGACAAGGTGGCTATCGAGCTGTCTGGCAGACTGTTCGAGTTTTCCTTTGGCGTCATCATCGACGCAGACGCTTGGAGCAGCAGAAGAGAATGGGATAGTGGCTGGCACGGGTGGGAGAGCGATTCATACGTAGGCGTCAGGCTGGAAAACTGCTACATGTGCAGGGTGTCGGCAAAGACAATCGTTGATTTCACAGTCGGCCTTGAGCTGTATTCTAGCGGCAGCTCCTCTACTGCGAACGCATGGAACACCATCGGCGTGCAGTCAATCCGCAACTGCAAGGTCGGATACCACATCCTGAACGACGGCAACAATTCTTGGAACAACGCCAACACGTTCAACGATACCGACATCGCGTATCAGAGCAGCACAACGCAGTTCGTCCTTGCTGACGTTGAACGCTACTGCATCAAGCAGGAGCAGGTCAACAACACGGCGAACACATCCTGCAACTCGAACGTGTTCAACTCGATGTGGTTCGAGTTCCACGCATCGACGCCATACACGGCTATCTACATCCAGAACATGGTTAATTCGGTGTTCAGCGAATGCAGGTACGAGGTCGTGGGCGTATCGAATCGCGCTGGAATCGTCGTTGACTTCTCAGGCATTCCAACAAGCATCAACTACATGTCCAACAAGTACGTTAACGCAACGCTCGAAGACCTTGTGACGGCTAATCCGTACTCCGTTATGCCGATGGTGAAGCTCATCCCACCAAATAACAAGACTCTCACTGTGCCATCTATCGCTGGCTGCATAGATGGCGATGGGGAGTATCAGACGAACGAGCTGTTCAGGTTCGATGCAGACACACAGCTCCAAATCGCCAATAACACGTGCATCCTCGACGGCTACCTCTACGGGACGATTCTCCGCGGGAATCTTGCATCGGTAACCACGAGCGGAATAATTGCTCAGCCGATAACTGGAAACCACATCACGACCAACGCCACGGGCGGGGCACCAGCCCTATTTGTTGAGCTGACGCGCTCTGACACGACGTTGGAAATTCTGACGGCTGGCCCGTTGCCATTCATCAAAGTATTCGACGCGGATGGCAACCAGCTGACCAGCGACTCGGACAACACATACGTAAACTGCGGCAATACGATGTACCAAGTGGCTGATGCCAATTATTCGAGGTACCAGCCAGCAACTACCGCGAGCCACAGGGCATTGTTGTCGTTCGATTCGAGAGTCAAGTACGTCGAAGTGATATGCAGAGACCCGATTACGGTAACCATCCGTTCTAGGCACCAAGCAATTATCACGAAGGTTCCTCCGACCGAACTCTCCTACCTTAATTATCGAGGGTTGAAGAGCAAATCGGTGCCAACCGTCACAACGCTCCCGCTCTATACAAAGATTTGGGATTTCAGAAATCTCTCATCATTGGGCGGTTATTGGCAGCTCGAAAACAACGGAACACTTGGATGGACGTACTACTCTGCGTAAGGAGTCCCCATGCTACTGAAGAACGAAACCTACGACCGCTTGAAGTTCATCGCAATCTACATCATCCCGTCCATCGCGACCTTCGTGGGCGTGTGCGGCTGCTCTTTGCAGTGGGAGCCTACGGCAATCGCAACCACCATCATCTCGGCTTTCGGGGCGTGCCTCGCAGGGTGCATCGGCATGTCCGTGAGGGAGTACGAACGCGCTCTGAAAGAGCAGCACGAGGGGGTGGAGTAGATGCCCACCTCCGAGGAATTGGAAGAGATGCTCTACCTAGACGCATATGAGCTTGACAAGCTGGCGAAGATGCAGAGGGCGGCTGAGATCATGGAGGAGGCCGACGATGGGAACGAAGTCCCAACTTCTGAACTGGGCGAGTAGCCAGGTCGGCCACATCGGGGGAGCCAAATACTGGCAGGACGTCTACGGATGGTCTGGCAACGGCCTCCCGTGGTGCGCGGTGTTCTGCTCGGACGCATTGAAGCAGAGCGGCACCAAATGCGCCTACTTCCCCGCGAAGGTCGCTTTCGACCGCAGGGACAAGGCCGCTATCGGCTCCGCATGGGTAGATAGGTACGCTCTCCAAGCGGGCGATATGGTGTCGTTCGACTGGGATAAGGATGATGGCGGAGACCACGTGGGCATCGTGGAGAAGGTTCTCGGGTATGGGAAGTACCAGACCATCGAGGGCAACGTCTCCAACTCCGTGGGTAGGAGAATCAGATACGCGAGCAATATCCTCTGCGGCATCCGTCCGGACTACGAGTCCGAGAAGTCCGGCGCACTCCACGTAGACGGAATCTTCGGCGTGAACACGTGCAAGTCGTTGCAAAGAGCCTTACAGTCCCACGGCTACTACACGGATTGCATCATCGACGGCGATTTCGGCGGACTCACCAAGAGGGCCTTGCAGCAGTACCTCAGAGCGAAGGGGTATTACACGACGTACTACCTCATCGACGGCTGGTTTGGCGTTGCATCAGTGAAAGCATTGCAGACATATCTCCGCAAGCTCGGCTATTACACCGCCGACTACATCATCGACGGCGACTGGGGCAAGTACACCACTATCGCGCTTCAGAAGGCCCTCAACGCGGGGAAGTTCTAGATGCACGTCGATTACGTAGCTGGGATATTGGCCATGTGCATTCTGATTGCATCCCTTGTCACCCTGACGGCGATAGTCATCTACTGGTAGCCCGCGCGGGAACTTACTCCTTTCCGCCCGCGCTGCTACGGGGGGCATCCTTCGGGGTGCTCCCCTTTTCCAGCTCAATGCCGATTAAATCTGCGGCCCTTCTCTTAGCATCCTCATCTGGAGCTGCGTACACATCCAATGTCATGGCAACGGATGAATGCCCGAGAATCGATGCGACCGACCTTATATCGGCACCGCCGGCTATCGCCATGGTCGCGTAGGTATGTCTGAGATCATGGAAGGTGCAGATACCCTCATGGCCCTTTATCCCGAACGTCCTTGCAAAACTCTGCCATTCCTTTGTGAGACGGGCGGGGGAGTAGGGTCTATCCCCGAGAACGTATGGGCCGTTGTGGGGCGTTCTAAGCTGCTCTTCCAACAACGATGGAATAGGTATCGTGCGTATCGAAGATAGGGTCTTAGGCGGCTTCTGGTAGGCCCCTCCGCGCGCTATACCCATCGATTGACCCACGTGTATCTCCGACCTGTCTAAATCGATATCATCCCATCTGAGGGCGCATATCTCGCCCCTCCTCATGCCGGTGCATAACGCTATGTACACCGCGAGCCTGAACGGGGACGGTTCCATATCCCCTAAGAGAGTCAACAGTCTGGCCCTTCCCCTCGCATCCAAGGCGTTCGGGGGTTTCCTGATATTCCTAGGGGGCTTCACCGGATTGCAGGGGTTGGAACCTATCAGACCATCCCCCACGGCCTTATCCAAAGCCTGTTTCAAGAGCCTGTAAGCCTTTAAAACGGTCGATGAAGATAACCCACGGGTAATCAGCCCATCCATCCAACTTTTCACCTTAGAAGGGCTTAGATCGTTTACAAGCCCCAACCCCTCGTAGTATCCGAGAAGATACGAGTAGACCGAGCGGGTCGAAGCCTCCACATCCAGAGAAGCGATATATGAGCGAACGTGCGCCTGAACCTCGACGGGCGGTCCCGAACCCTCGAACTCAGCACGGAAAGCCTCCAGCTCCCTCATGGCGTCGGAGCGGGTCTTCGCCTTCAGAACCCTGGTCCTCTGCCTGACCTTCTCCCCGTCCCGATACTTCAGGACCGCGGTGTATTTCCTTCCGACCTTCCGAAGGAACGCCGAACGCACCTGGAACGCACCCACGGCGCACCTCCCCCGCACCTGAACCGATAAACAAACAGGCTATCCACCTGCGGAAACACGATATGCAACCTGTTGCGCTTCCCTGACACGGAAGAGGTCACAAGTTCAAATCTTGTAGCGCCCACCACATTCCACGCAGGTCAGAGGCTCATGCTTCTGGCCTGTTCTTCTTTCCACACCCATAGGACGCACCTCTCCCACACCTAACGCTCGTCTCTGGATGCTTGGAACCACACGACAACCCCCAGAATCCTGACCTCCATATCGCCCCTGACAACTATGTCGGGGTAGGGCTCAGTGCTGTCGGAAGACAGGATCAGGGTGTCCGTGAACCTATGGAACCTCCTCAGCACCGTATCGCCCATGAACTCGGCAACCACGGCCGAACCGTTCCTAGGCTGCATATCGGGGTCAACGAGAATATGGCAGCCCTCTGGGTAGGCTTTATCCATGCAGGTTCCCTCGACCAAAAGGAAGAACCCGTTCGGGTGCCTGCTCACCACGTCTGCCGGAGCCTGTATGACGAGATCATCCTCTATCGCCTCTTTAGGTTCCCCCGCGTGCACCGTTCCCAGATTCAGCAGGGGGAGGGTGGCGGTGGAGGGTACTGGCAGTATCGCGCCCTCTGGCACCTCGATATCATCTAGGAGCTGGACCATCGAGATATTGAAGATCTGCGCGAGCTGCGACAGAACCTTATAACGCGGCTTCGATTTTCCAGCCTCCCATGCGGCAACTGCGGCCTGTGTCATGGGTGGGTTGAGCCGATTCGATAGCTCATCTTGCGTAAGACCCATCTCCATACGGTGTTTGAGGATCGTATCTCCAACGCTCATGGCCCCTCCTTTCAAGTTGAACAAAAACATACATAGAACGTAACAAAAAGATTTTGTTTTTGTAACAAATAATAGTTGTATTCCGTACAAATCTTTTTTATAATCGTTTATAGCGAGGGTGAGAGGCACCCCGCACGGCTTAGGAGGTTTGGAATGTCCGAGATCAAGAAAGCCCTGTTCATCGAGGGAACCCGCGACGGCTACGGCCCCGATCAGTGCCGCACCTGCACCATCGGCGACCTCATCTGCGCACTGGAGGAGTACGCGGACGCATACGGCGAGGATACCGAGGTGTTTCTCCGCAACGACAGGGGATACACCTACGGCGGCATCGACCCCTACTCGTTCCTCATGGGCGGCTACGACAACCGCCGCACCTACATCGACGGCGAGGATGGGTTCGATCTCATGGAAGGGGAGTGCTTATGGAGGTGAAGAGCCTGAGGCTCGGCGATTGCGTGCGGCTCAGGAGCGGGGTCGTGGTGGACGTTGCCCATCTGATCGAAGAGAACAAGCGCCTGAGGGCCGAGAACGAGCGCCTGATGTATCGCGGGGACGGCCCACTCGTGAAGGAGGACGGCATCTGGTTCTGCGAGACGTGCGGTGCAGAGGTTTCGGAAGTAGATAGGTACTGCCCGAGCTGCGGGATCAGGTTCGAGGGGAGGTGAACATGGCACTGAGGGAGATCAGGAGGGAGCGCCGGCAGGAGGCCCGCTACACCATCCGCGAGTTCGCGGAGCTGCTGGGCGTTTCGGTGGGTACCGCCTACAAGCTGGACAGGGAACCCGAGCGCATGACCTACGAGCAGGCTTGCAAGACGGCTGAATGGCTGGGATGCGACCCGAAGGACCTGTTCTAAATGGAGCGCCCCCTAGATGCTGCAACACCTAGAGGGCAAGACAGAGAGGGTTTCCAACGCCTCTCGGAGAGGATAACACGAAATGAAGATCACGTTCCGAAACTCATGGTTCATCTACCTTCTGGCGGCAATCATCGGCGCTGGTCTGGGGTGGTAGGGATGCAGCCTACCCTGTGGGGTGCCGTTGCACCCAGGAGGTACGACCCCACGGCGGAATCGGATAGGGCCGAGCTGTTCCAGATGTGGCTCGATGCGAACCCTGAAGCTGTGGCTGAGATGGAGGGTTGGGCGGTTCAGTTGGACGGCAGGGGCATGCCCGTTTCCGTCCAATACCTGTTCGAGAAGGAGAGGTACGAGGGAAGGGCGAAGAAGCACCCAGTCCCGTTCACCACCGTATCCGGCAAGGTTGCCGTCTATTCCATCAACCACAACGACAGGGCATTGTTCGGGCGCAGGCTCCAGAGGAAGTTCCCCGATATGGACGTGCGCACACGCAAGAGCAAGTTCGATAGGGAGGTCTAAGGATGTACGAGACCTATAGGGAGGTCATCACGGACCTCCAACTCATCATCGACGGTTTGAAGGACGACCTGCACAAGAAGAACGTCGAGGCCATGAGGAGGGAGGGGGACCTCAAAAGCGAGATCACCATGCTCCAGTTCCGCCTCGAAGAGGCCGAGAGGGACAGGGATTACTGGCAGGAGGTCGCCTCTAAGAGATTGGACTACATCGCATGAGGTTCCGAGAGCTTATGCCGCAGGAGATCGAGTGCAGGGTCGGCACCTGCACCGAGAAGGGCGCATCCCTGCTCCTGTACAAGACCGCAAGGGTCGATGCCGATATCCTCGACGAGACAGTGGGCCCCGAGAGGTGGCAGTGCGGGTTCTATTCCATCAAGGAGACGCTGTTCTGCAAGGTCGGGATACTCACCGATTCCGATACGTGGGTGTGGAAGGACGATGCCGGCGCACCCTCGAACATGGAGGCCGAGAAGGGCGAGGCTTCGGACGCCTTCAAGCGCGCGTGCTTCAAGTGGGGCATCGGACGGGAACTGTATTCCGCGCCCTTCATCTGGGTACCCGCATCGAAGCTGAAGAGGCACAGCCAAGGCAAGAACGGCAAGTGGCAGTGCTTCGACCGCTTCGACGTGACCGCCATCAGCTACGAGGCGGGCAAGATCTCCGGTCTGGTCATCTCCAACGAGTCGGGGATGGTCTACACGTGGCAGGATGCCCCCCAGAGCCAACCTAAGCCCGTACAAGGCCCCGAAACCAAGCAGCGCGATAACTCCAAGCTAAACGATTTGGTGAAGCGTCTGGCGGCTCTCAGCGGCTCCACCGTATCCGAGGCCGCCAATGCGGTCGTAACAAAGTACGGCAACCCCAAGGAGATGAGCGATGGCGCTTACAAGGGGCTTCTCATGGCCCTCACAGCCGAGGTCTCGAAGATGGAGGGTTCGGATGGGTAGGCGCATGGAATACGCCGCCATGAGGCTTCTGGCGGCTAGGGGGGTCGATTCGGTGTCGATAGCGCAGTGCATAGGAACGTCTGCGCGGAGAGTGGAAGGGTTCATCAATGGCAATCAACCAGGTATCTATCACGGGAAACCTCGTCAGGGACGCGGAGCTGCGCAGGACTCAGGGCGGTAACGACATGCTCACCTTCACCGTGGCGGTGAACGAGCGCAGGAACGTCAACGGCGAGTGGCAGGACGCACCGAACTTCATCCCGTGCGTGATGTTCTCCAAGGAGGGCTCGACCCGCTGCGAGAAGCTGGCACCCATGCTTTCGAAGGGCGTTCTCGTCACCGTGGCCGGCAAGCTCCAACAGAGGAGCTACGAGGCGAAGGACGGCACCACCCGAAAGATCATCGAGGTGAAGGCCCAGGAGGTCGTGATCATGCAGGCCAGAGCCGAAACCGAGGTCTACGACGAGGAAATCCCCTTCTAAGGGGTACGGGGGAGGGGCCGCCTCGTAGGCCCCTCCTAAGGAGATGTTATGGATTATCAGGACTACTACATCGAAGCCTTAACGGAACCCATGAGGTGGTTCCGCATGGATTCCGACTGGCTGAGGGACTTCAAGATACGCAAGCTCATGGCTAAAGGGGGATACGCCTACGCGGGCATGTACGTTATCTGGATCTCCTGTTTGGCAGAGGCGGACGGGCACATGTACGACATGACCCAAGGGGGCTGGGACTTCCTCAGAGCGGATATGTCAACCGGAGGCTGCGCGGTCTCGGACAACGACCTGAGGGAGTTCGTATCGGCTCTGGTCGATCTCGAATTGGCGGATACCTGCATGTGGGAGGAGAGCGGCAAATTGACCTCCAAGAGGCTGCTGAAAGAGGCCGACGAGAACGCCAAGAACGTCGCCCAGTCCAGAAGCAGGATAGATGCCATGAACAGGGCGAAGGCCGAGAAGAAGAAGTGATGTTCTACGAGAACGTTCTGCAAGAGCGTTCTACGAGAAACATCTCATACGACGACATACATACATACATACCTACATACATACATACATACATACAAAGAGGCCTGCGAATGTTGAAAACTGGATTGACGAGAACGACGATGGCGCGGATGTACTGGGATCTCATGGAATTGGACACCACCGATTCCGAGGTGTGCGAGGTCTGCGGGAGAAGCTACCCCCTCAACAGGCACCACATAGTACCGAGAAGCGCCGGCGAGCTCTATATCGACGGGGAGAAGGTAAAGAAGCCCCTTATCACCCTGTGCGGGTTCGGCAACGTCCTGAAGGATGCAGACGGCAGGATGTACTGCCATGGTGCGGCCCATTCTGGGCGCCTGCACTTCAGGAACAACCACGGACAGAGGGAGTACCTGTTCACCGAGCCCATGAAGTACCAGAAGGCGTTGGAAATGGAGGGGTGGAGGCCATGCTGAGGGAGCTGGTTACGCCTGCTTGGATATCTGAGCAGATGAGGAAGAGGGTCTGGAGCGACACCAAACTCGCGAACAAGATCGGCGTGCATCCCAGATTGGTGCAGTACTGGCGG